AGATATGCAATAGCAAGTAATATACCAGCATCATCACCAGAAACTTGCTCATCAAACAACATTTGTTTTACTTCTTCAACTGTAAACTGTTGCACTGCTTCTTCCATTATCTTTGTACACCCCTTCTAGATAGATTAGTTAATCCAGCTATTGTTGCTGCACCTCTAGCTCTTGTAGCTTCTGTTTCTCCTGCAACTCTTGCAGCTTCTTCTCTTGGTGCAAATACTTCTTCTTCGATACCAGCTAAGTCTTCTGCAAACTGTTCAGCATCTGCTTCTTCTGCAGGTGTTGCTGGTATTAATCTACCACCAACTGGTGTAGATGGGTCAAATGCTAACCTACCTTCTGTACCAGCAGATAGTCCTTGTATCTCTTGATTAAACAAACCAATACGATTGTTTATCTTACTGGTAATGTAATCTTTTTCTTCTTGACTAAGTGGTGCACCTTTTCTCGCCTTTGACTTTGCTAGTAACTCATCAACAATATCATCCATCTGGTCACTTTCAATAACTGGTGCTTTAGTCTTTGCAGATTTTCTTACAGACATATCTGTTCTAAGTACACCTAGGCTTTGCACCCAGTCTAACTTACCACCATTGTTCATAGAAAACTCCATAAGTCTCCTAATACCTTTAGTAAATTCCTCATCTACCATAGAACCTTGTGTCTTTGTTAAGTCAATAAGACCAACACTAGCTAACTGATTTTTTAAAATAATTCTTAATCCTGGTGCTATATCTCTAGCTACTTCACCAGCCATATATGGATAGTAAATAAAGTTATAACCTTTAGCTTTTAAATATTCTTGTGCATCTATTGTTGTTTGTTTAGTTACATACTCTCCTGTAGTGCTATCAAACCTAGTTATTTCTTCATCATATTTACTTTGAAATCCATCACCTAAAGGTTTGTTAGTATCTACACCATCAGATAGTAAATCTAATACCCACTGTGCTGTAGGTGTAGCGTCACCTAAACCTGGTTGTGTAGGTAATCTTGGTGCATCTTCTACACCACCAATACCTCTTGGTATTGTGTATCCTTTAGTTTCGTTTTCACTCATCTGATAAATCTCCTAGACCAAATCTTGTTACTTCATTATAAAACACATCTTGGAAGACTGGTAGGAACTCTGGAGTTTCTTGTGCTAAGTTTGCTCCGTACTTATACAGTCCATCTCTAATAAGTTGTGCTTCTTCTGATGTTTGTGTTCTTAACCATACTACTGCATTTTCTTTCAGTGGTATGTTTTTTCCAATCTGTATACCTTTAATTATTTCATTTCTGTAATTTAGATAATCACTTACTGCTGGATATAAACCTCCTAATGCTTCAACTCTTGGGTCTGTAATAGCTTGTTCAAGTATTGGTATTACTAAATCCCAATCAAAAGTATCTGGTATTTCTTTGCCTGGCAATAATGTAGCTACCTGTGCTGGGTCTACTTGGTAAGCTAAAGGAAACATTTTTCTCAATGTGAGCTCTAGTTCTGCTTTCTCTATTTTCTGTTCGTTTGCTGTGTATCTTTCTTTATCCCACTTACCTTGGTATCTTTCTAGCATAGCTCTTTCTACAAGTGATGCTGCAAAAGTAGACGCTCTCCAATAAAACTCCTCTTTATTAAGTGGTGTTATATTACCTAAACCTTTTTGTATTCCATAAGATGTGTAATCTACTTCACCTGTTCCCAGTTTGTCAAAGAAATATAAAATAGATGAACCATACTCACCGTAGAGTTCTGGATTTTCCATTAAGAAATCGTACTCTGGTTTTGTTCTAGCCATAGGTCCACTCTCTGATATGTTCTTACCTTTAAGTTGTAACTGTGCAGATGTAAATGATGTCTCCATATCATAAATATCTAACCCAAGTAACCTTACAACATCTAAAGTTGCTTCATAGTCTGCTTGTTTACTACCCATAGTAAGAGCATATTGCTCTCTTAGGTCTTGATAAAAACCATGTATAACTGACAACTCAACAAAGCTATTCCACACAACACCAGATGGTTCCTGTGAAGTACCATACCATTCATTAAAAGTATCGTCTTCTGTATTTATACGATATAACACATTTAGTTTTGGAACTAATGGGTTGATGTTTCTATCCCAGGCTTTTAACTGGTATATGTTATCTCGTATAACTGCTGCTGTATTGAAAATAAACTCTGGGTCATCTGACTTATTAGGATAAAGTATTGATGCTATCTGTACTGATTGTGTAGTAGCAGCCATATATAAATCTTCATCTACACCAGAGATACCTAGTTTGCTTGATACTGCATTGAGTAAGTTTTTACCTGTAGCTGGTAGGTTTTCCTCTACGAGTATTTCACCTAGTATATCTTTTATGTCTCCACTACCCATACTGTCAAATGGCAAACCAAACTGAAAGATAGTTCTTTCTAGTAATCTTCTAATTTCTGGATTATCTCTAGTAACAAATCCTGTTGGTATAGCAACTACTGGTCCTAATGGTGGTAACAATCCACCACCAGCTACACCTAAAGCTGATATAGGTAAACTTCTTTTAAGTATGATATTGCTATCTTCTATGCTTATATCATCACTCCATAAACCTTCACCTTCTGTCTTTACATAATTTTCTAATGCTGTTCCACCTACAGGTATAATTAAATACTTCTCACCAAACTTATCTGAATACACATAGTTATTCTCTATACCTTTTCTGTAAGCAAATCCTACTTGTGCTCCTGCTCTAGGGTTAGCAGCAGCTAGTTGTGTCCACCTACCTAGTACCTCTCTGTATGCTTCAAAGAAAGGTAGTCCTACTTTGTATGCTTCTGCTAGGTATCCTCTTTCTAATAAGTTGTACAATAATCTGTTGTGTAATTCAAAGGCATAAGCAGATGATGATTTGTTTAAATCATTAAAGGTCATGTTTCTAACAGTGTCACTTCGTATATCATCTAGGTCTAACATTGTGTGATATTCAATTTCTGTAAACTGTGATATAACACCACTCTTTCTTGCATTATTCATAACAAGTTTTCCAGACTTACTATCTACCATTGCGAGTAGTCCTGTTTGCTGCATAAGTTCTGCTACATCATCATATTTAGCATTACCCATCTGTAGTACTTTTCTTAGTTCTTTGATTGTAGGAGTAGGATTTTCTTTAATTAAGTTTTTAAAATCAGTAGTTATATTGTAAGTATTTTTACCTGTATCTTTATGAAACTCTCTTATTGCACGACTAAATTGCATATCTTGTGATGTATCTAACACACCATCTACTAACACATTTCGTCTAGGTAGTGATGAATAGTATGCACCAATCTTTGTATTCTCGTCACCTAATCTAATTCTACCTGCAGTCTCTACGCTGTATGCTTTGCTTTCTGCATTAGCTAAGTTTAAATCTAATTCTATTTGGTTCTTAGATACAGACTGCAATACTCTAGGTGCATATTTATTGTCTGCATTATATGCAACAAAGGTTACAGCATCATCAGTTACCTGTAATCTTTGCTTTACAGTTTTTTTCATTACTTCTTCTATTTGTTCAAAAGGAACTTCTGCATCTGTTAGATTTCTTTTAACTGCAGCCACTAAATCACCAGGTAAATTGATTACATTATCTGGGTCGTAATGTGCATCTAATATATCTTGTAAAGATTTTCTAGTAGCAAACACTAAGTTGCTTTCTAAGAAGTGATAATACGCTTGTTTAAATGTAGGTATTCGTGATAGTGTTGCTTCTGATTGACCTACTGCAAAGAACAGTGCATCCATAAATGCACCATACTTAGCTGCAAAACCTTTTGTTTGATTAACTACTCCTGGTACAGTGAATGGCAAATCTTCTAATACTTCTAACATCATTGGAGTGATGTCTTCTTTAATCTTCTTTTTATTAATTTGTTTAGCAACATCAATACTTCTAATGTTTGTTCTACCAATTTTTCCTTGTGCAATTATATCCATAAGGTCTTGCTGGTTAGCAGTAAAGTTAGATATTGTCATTTTGTGATGTTTAACAAAATCTATAAAGTCTTGTTGTGTTGTAATAACTGGTATAACTTGTGATGATTTATCAACACTTCTAATAGATAATATCTTTCTATTCATATCTTGTATCTCATCCATAAGATATGGTGTTTTTTGTATAAGGTCTACCACTTCTTCATCAGTTAAATTCTTCTTCATAGCTTGTGCAATCACTGGCATAAATGGGTCATGAGCCATCTGTGTTATTAAGTAATCTGCATACGCTTCTATGTAATCATCCTCTAGACCAATCTTTGTTGCAGCACCTTCTGCTACTTCTTCTGCACTAGCGTACTTCCTTATATCTTCCCAATCACCTCTGTTCTTTCTAAACACAGTTGTAAATCTTGGGTCTCTTTCGTACAAGTCTTGTACTTCTGGCAAACCAAACTTAGCATTGTTTTCTTTTAGTGCTCCTAAACCTTTTCTAATAAACTCTGGATACTTTTCATCTAATACTTTTGCTGTAGTTCTAAATGGTCCAGTAAGAGCTGTGTATGGTTTGAAGTCTGGGTTTTGTGCTTGTATAAGTTTTACCATTGCAGCATTAGGGTCATTCCATATTAACTTCATATACTCCCATGGGTCTCTAAATATAGAAGACATACCTCTAGCTGCCATTCTTAAGTTGCCATCAGTAGTAATCTTTAATGGGAAAGCTACACGAGTAACTAACTGCAAAGGCATCCATACTCTACTAATAAAACTAAACGCTATATCTGTAGCTTTAAACGGTATAGCTTCTGCACCGTATTTAAACAGTACACCAGGGTCATCTAGTCCATCTGCAATAATACCTTTAAGCTCATTACCTATTGGTGTAGCAGGGTCATAAAAAGTACCTAGCTTTCCTTCATCTGCAGCTTGTCTAACTGCGTCCATACTTTCCTCAAACCCATTCTTTTTAAATACTTTGTTACGCAATCTTCTACGCATACTTGTATATCTAAGTATTGGTTTTAAGTCTGGAACATTAATTGTTAAGTCCATAGCTTGTCCTACCATACCTAGTGCGTGTTGTGTTGCCCACTGTTTATCTGTTTCAGATAACAATGTATTAGCAAACTGTGCTCTAGCTATAGGGTCTAAACCTTCTTGCATAGCTGCTCTATCATAGAACTTGTCGCTAAGTGCAGGTCTATATGTCCTACCCTTTTCACCAAATCCTCTAACATCATCTAAGTGTTCAGCCATAAATTCTTTGATTTCGTTATTTGACATACCAAATATATATCTAAGTTGTAACGCACCTTCTGTTTTAATTAACTCATCATAAAATACAGCCTGTGCTCCTCTGTAATCTTTTGCTTGTATGTTGTCATAAAACTTTATAAGTAAGTCATCTATTTTATTTTCTGGTATAGAAAACATATAACCTGTTTTAACAAATGTATCTACAGCTCTATCTACTTCTGTTAGGTATGCCCAAGGTCTTGATGGTAGTCTTACATCTGTACCACCAAAAATATCTTTAAAACTTGACATTAATGTACGAACTGGATTACCAGATTTTCTACCACCAGCTCTCATGTAAGTTGCTTGATATTGGTTATCAGTCATAGCTGCGTACAAGTTATCTAAGAAGTTGTCATTTAATACTTTTGCTTGTATATGGAAGTCATTAGCTTGTGTTAAGTTATTACCTTTAAAACGCACATCAGATATAAGACCACCAGTCAAACTATCTTTAATTACATCAAATACTTTGTCTGGATTGTCAACAACTTCTTTTGCCATACTTGCACTGAAACCATTTCTTACTAAGTAAGTCATAACAGGTGCTCCATCATCAACAGCTTTAGTTATAATATCTGACATACCTTGTATCACTGGGTCTTTATCTATCCAGAAATCTGCAGATTGACCACCTGCTTTTAAGAAGTCATCTAATTCTTTACCTACGCTAGTTAATGTTTTTGATGTAGCTGCTTTACCAGTAATACCAACTCCAGGAAAAATCATAGTAGGGTCTGTTAAAGCCATACCAGTTAAGTTTCCAATAAATCCTATCCAAGCATTCCATCCATGTTTAGGTTCAAAGTTTAAATCAGATATCTTATCTTGTTCTGCAGATAGCAAAGCATTAAATTTAGTTTGAAATTCATCATCTGACATATCTTTAGTGTTGTAAGTAGTTACTAAATCATTTATCAATCCCTCTGTTTCTAGCTTTATATCAGCTATAACATTGTTTAATGGTGAGTACTCTCCACCTAATGAACCAGTAAGTGTATATCTAATCTGGTCACCTGGTGTAGCTGGTATGCTATATCTTTTAAAACCTTCTCTAGAAGTAATAGCTTCTTGAAAGTATTCATTAGAACCAAAGTATTGTTCTATTCCTTCTGGATTACCAGAACCTAATAATTGATTAGATGTATCTATATATGCTTCTAATCTTTCTTGTAATGTAGGTTCTCTTACTTCTCCATCTTGTGCAATCTTTAGGTTTTCTCTATACACACTAGGAAAATGTTTGTTAATAACTTCTATGTCTGTTTCAGCAAACTTAAAGTCTTTTTGTGTATTTAGAAAACTTAAACTATCTGTCACTGCTAATGGTGCTAAATTTAATTGTTCTTCTGTTAGTTCAAATCCTAATGTTCTTGCACCCTTTTTAATAGCACTTCTTACTGCACCAGCTTCTAGACCTTTAATAAAAGATTGTAACTTCCAGGTTATAGGTATTTCATTATCTTCTGTTTCTGGGTCTCCAACAAATCTTGAGTAGTCTCTATCTAATTCTTTACCCTGTTCTGCTGCTAATCTCTCTAATTCTGCTTTAGAAGCAACACCAAATGAGTTAGCACCACTGACTTGAAAGTCTTGGAACTTAGCATTTAACCCTACAATCAAAGCATTAATTACTGTACTTTTTCTTAGTTGTGCGTCACCCCATAAATCTTGTCTAGTTTCTTGTTGTACATCTTTAGTCTTCTGTACACCATCTTTTATCTGTTGCCAAAAAGATGTACTTCTTTTCTTTACAAAATCTTCTTTAGGGTCTGGTACAACTGTCTCTGTGTCTTTCCATAAATTGTAATAGTCTGTACTAGACAATCCCATAGACGCTGCAGCGTATGGTAAATCACTATCTTCATTAGGGTTCATTGATTGAAAGTCTAATGTTTTTTTACCTAGTGCTTCTATCTCTATATCAGACATAGAGCTCTTAGCTTGTTCTACTGCTTGTTTGTCAAGGGTTTTTTCTTCTTGTCTTTTAAGCCACTCTTGACCCCAATTAAGATAGAACGACATTAGATAAACCTATATTTTAGTTCTGGGAACCTATCTAGCAATACTTTCTTAGTAATTTGTGCTTCGCTTATCGGTGTAGGTGTACTTGCTTGTTTCTCTGGTACAAATCCAGGTTCATCTGGAAATTGTGTCGGAGTAGTAAATACATCACCTATTGGTTGTTGTGCTACTGCAGCACTAGGCATACCACCTGTTTGTGCAACTTCGTTTTGTATAGCATCTATTTGACTTTCAATAGCTGTTGATTGCCCTGTTGGGTCGCCTTCCATTCTTGGTGGTACCACCAAATCAGCATACGCCCCATCTACTGTCATATCTGTTGCTTGTTTAAACGACTTAGATTTGCGAACCATAATCATCTCCATTATCTATTTCAAAACCTAACGCTACACTAATGTACACATTAGGTATTGGTGTAGGTATAATATAACTTCCTAATGGTACATCACCTAATGCTTCTTGTGGTCTAACAATAGGAGATAGGTTTATGATTGTTTCTACTTCTTCTTCAAAAGGTGTTTCATTCCAATCTTCTTGATTAATAATATCAATAAACTGTTCGTTAATTTTATCTTTAGACAAGACCAGCTCCTGGAGGTATAGCAGGTCCAGTTGCTACTTGCTCTGGTGGTAATCCTCCACCACCTAATTGTGCTAGAACAGATGCTATGTCTGGTTCTGGTTGTGCAGCAGCTTGTTGTTGCTCTTGTGCTTCTACTTCTTCTTCTGTATAAAACTCATCTAGAATTTCTGTCATGTTTTGTGGATTTTTTCTAATCTCTTTAGCAGCCAAACTAGCTTTTATATTTCCTTGTGCTGCTTGTGACATGAGTGCTTCAAACAATACAGTCTCTGCTTTTTCTGCATTAACTCTATTTTGTATTTGTGAGATGTTGTCTAATCCATCTAAATTCTCTTGTAATGTTTGCATATCTATAACACCTTGTTGCTTTAATTGTAGACCAGTAATAATTTTTTGTGGCTCATCAAATCCAGCCATAACACCATACACTCTGCGTGTTTTGTATAGTTGTCCAATATCACTCTCTGGTACATAAGTTTCTTTAAATGCTGTGCCTTTGCGATAACCAGCAATAGGTTTACGCATCTTGCCATACATTACTTCATCCCATTCAAGTCTCTTAGCGTCTATCTGTTGTAGAGCATCTTGCATAACTGTTTGGTATTCTCTTACATGAAGTGATGATGACTGACCAAGTTCCTCTAATCCTCTACCAGTGACAAAAGCATTAGGCGATTGTCCATCATCTGATACTGGATAAGCAGAACCTAGGCGAAGATGTCTTTCTAATCTATCTATCTGTTGGAACAACTGATAAGGTAAGTTGTTTACTGGTTTAGATACTTGACTACCTGGTGTCAAATAGTTTACAGCGAACCTACCCTTTCTATATTGTCCACTCTCTATCTCGCCAATGATGTTGGTTTCTGTAAACACAGCATCTTCCATTGCAATGACAGATAGAATATTTATCTTTGCCATATTAGCCATCAATCCTATAACATGATGAAATTGTCCTTGTAGTTGGTCAAAGCTAAAACGCTTTGCTATAACAAATCTTGGTCCAGACTTTAATGGGTTAGGTATGAAATCTAATATAATTTTATTTTCTGGTAGGAAAATGTAAGTACCTTCGTCATCATAATATTCTGCAACAACTTTACCTGTTCCGTCTTGGTTAGCCCAAGTCTTGTCGTAACTAGATAAGTACGCCATTGTATTGTATTCAGAACTAACTTCATCCATAATTACATTTTTAAACTTAGGATATGTTTTAGCTAGTTCCTCATGTGGTATTCGTTGTAATATTGCTAACTCTTTAGGTTGTTGGTCAGCACCAAAATGTCCTGGGTAACAAAGATAAGGGTCTTTAATTTCTGCGTATGGATATGGTACTC